TCTCGTGGACTGGTGCGACGGGTTCGACATCCCCAACTACGACTCGCGCATGTCCAAATGGTTCGAGGACCGCAACCTCCCCGTCTGGTACCCGTGGCCCTCCCTCGTCGACCACCGCGAATCCCCCTCGCTCGTCCCCGGCCGCGGCCACGCCGGCCGCGTCGCCCACCGCTTCATCGGCGCCGACGCCTCCGCACTCGACATCGCCTACACGGGTGAGGCCCTGCGCCTGCCCAACGCCAACGACTACCGGCCGGGAGGTCAGAACATGCTGTTCTACTGCGAGAAGTACGACAACCTGTCGGTCCCCACGATCGGCGCCCGCTTCGTCGACCACTACTTCGAAGCCACACTCTCAGGGCAGATCGCCTACCTGCAGCGGCCGTTCATGGCCCGCCGCGGCGTCCGGCCCGCGACCGAGGCAGAGGAAATCGCCTGGCGTGAAGCCAACGGCACCCCTGTGCTGCGCGTTGCCGAGCCCGCTCCTGAAGAGCCCTCCGCTGAGACGATCGAGGTCGCCGAACCCGCCCCCGTCGTGGCCCCCGAGGAGACGGTCCCAGTCGAAGAGACCACGGTCCCCGACGGCACCGCCGAGGACGTCCTGGCGTGGGTCGGTGACGACACCGAACGCGCGCTGGCCGCCATCGAAGCCGAGGAAGCCCGCGAGAAGCCCCGCAAGACCCTGCTCGCCAAGCTCGAAGGCCTGTAGGGGGCTGCCGTGGCGATCGACTACGAGACCGACCGCGGCCGGGTCCGGCTGCTGATCGCCGACACCGACGAACCTGACGGCCTGCTGCTCACCGATGTGCAGATCACGACGCTGCTGTCCATGGAGGGCAGCGTCAAGCGTGCCGCCGCGCAGGCCCTGGACACGATCGCCTCTTCCGAAGTCCTGGTGTCCAAGAAGATCCGCACGCTCGACTTGCAGACCGATGGGCCTGCAGTCGCGGCGGAGTTGCGGGCCCGCGCGAAGGAACTGCGCGACCAGGACGACGCCGACAACGACGACCCGTGGGGCATCGACGTCATCAACTTCGACCCGTACGCGGCGTACCGCTCCATCGGGGAATAGTCATGCCGCTCCCCGGAACCCGCGTGTTCGACCCTGACTGGGAGGCCCACCATCGGCCGGTCGCCGAGGGCGCCATGACCGCGACCGGCATCGTCCGCCGCCGCACTGGCCCCGGCGTGTTCAACGACGCCACGGGCACGACAGACTACCCGGCGCCGACCACCGTGTACGGCGTCGCCGGTGCCGCCCCGATGCGGGTGGTCCGCGACGGTGTCGAAACCACGCGCGAGATCGGCGGCCGCCAGGTCACCATCCGCGACTACATCGTGGCGCTCCCCGCCGACGCCCCCGAGATCCGCGTCAACGACGAAGTCGTCGTCGCCACCGCCGGGGACGCCCGCTTGCCGGACGAGTCCCTGTGGGTGCACGACGTCCGGTTCGGGTCGCAGATCTGGGAGCGGGACCTGGTGTGCGCCAACGTTCCGCCAGCGCAGATCTAAGGAGGCACCGTGGCCGAGCTCAACATCGACGGGATCGAGATCCGCCGGTTCGAACGCGATGTCGAAGTCGGCAGCGTCGAAGCGGTCAAGCAGGTCCGCGACACGGTCCGCAAGTCCACGTTCGAGACCGAAGCCCGCGGCAAAGCGAAGGCCCCCGTGCTGACGGGATTCCACCGCAACTCGATCACCTCAGACTTCGTCGGCTCCAACCGGGACATCGCAGTCGGGACCACCGGCCCTGAGTCGAACTACGGGGCGTTCCTCGAGCTCGGCACGTCCCGGCAGGCCCCGCAGCCGCACATGGGCCCCGCCGCGGATGAGGTCGAACCGAGCTTTTACGCGGCGCTGGAGAACATCGACCCGCTCGCAGGTGCGTGATGCAGGTTTCCCGGCCGTTCCAGCTCGCCGTGAAGGACATGGTTACCGCGCAGGTGCCGACCTGGCAGTACCACTACGGCGGTGTGCAGGTCCCCAACGAGCAGCTGACGTTCCCGCACTTGGTGCAGTGGCCCGTCCCTGCCCGGGGCGAGATCGCGAACCTCGGCGGCAATTTGATCCCCAAGATCAACGACGCCCGGTTCGTCGCCGTCGGCAAGGACGTCGACGAGGTCCTGTGGGGCCTCGACCAAGTCTCCGCCGCGCTCCTGGGCAAACGCCCGGTCATTGAGGGCTGGGGCTGCAACTTCATCCGGGAGATCCCCCTCGACCAGCCCGTGTCGGAGAACAAGGACGTCCTCTTCGACGGCCGCCCGACCTACATGGGGTGGGCGCATTACCGGATGGGCGCCGAACCCGCGCTCATCGTCGGTTCGTGACGTCGCCTGGCCGCGGTTTGAGCAGCGCGCCGATCAGCATCGTCACGACGCCAGCGCCGAAGCCCCACTGCGCCCAGTTCGGCACTTCCGCCTGAGCGCGGATCGAGCCGACAACGCCAGCGATGGCGAAGCCGCCGATGAGTACGAGCCCGGCGAGCGAAACGAGTTTCCGAGGAGTCATTCCGTCAATGTATCGGGCCCTCGGCATGTCCACATCCGCTCTTCGGGGGAGGTCGGCCATGGCGACTCGTTACATCCGCCTCCGCTGCCTCACTACACGGCACCAGTGGGACGCAAGTGAAGCCGCTGCCGTCGCGTACCTCGCCGCGGGCGGCTGCGAAATCGTCCGGCCCGCCACCCCCCGGTCCCGACCCCTCCCCATGAAGGCCCACCGCGACCTCGCGGGCCTCCACCACGCCCCGGCCACGACACCACAAGGAGACACACCATGAGCGACGCCGTCGTTCCCACATCGATTCCGGCTGACGGGTCCCTCCAGGTCCTGTGGGTCCCCACCATCGCCGACACGACCGAGCCGACCATCACCGAGGTCACCGCGCTCACCGTCGTCGACCTGTCCTGCTACCTGACCGCTGACGGCTGGACCCCGGCAACGGACGAGCAGGTCTCCAACGACGACCGCCTCTGCTCCCGGCAGACGTTCGAGCGCGTCGGCCGCTTCACCGACAGCCTCAGCTTGACCTACGTCTTCCAGGCGCAGGAGCCCGCCGCGACCGATAACAAGGCCCAGTCGACCCTGCGGCACAAGGAACTCGGGTTCATCGTCGCCCGCTGGGGCATGGACTACGAGCCGGTCATCGCCGTCGGCGACATCGTCGACGTCTACCCCGCCGAATGCGGCGTCCAGGTGAAGCAGGCCCCCGAAGCGAACGGCCGCCAGAAGATCATGCAGAAGATCTTCATCCGCTCGTCCACGCGCCGCGACGTTCTCATCGTCGCCTCCTAGACCGGGGCCCGTGCACCAACCTGGCCGGGGTGCGCGGGTCCCTCCCTTTGTACGGCCAGACCTTCACGGCCAGGAGCAGCAGCATGTCGAACACGAAGAAGGCGAGGACGGTCAGCGAGAAACTCGCCGCCGCCACCCGCCCCCAGGACACCATGACGATCTACACACCCGGCCCGCTTCGGGCCGAGTGGAAGCGTGTGAAAGCGGAGTACGACCGGATCAAGGCCGTCGCCACGCCCACGCAGATGCTCAACCCCGACCCGAAGCAGAAGCGGCTCGCCGCCGAGCTCGGGAAGCTCGAGGAGGAGATGAGCGATGACGCCATCGTCATCACCGTCCAAGCTCTTCGCCGCCAGCGCACGCCCGCGACTCCCGCTGGCGAGAAGACATGGAATGAGCTGCGCACCGAGCACCCGCCCCGCAAGGGCAAGGACGGCAAGGTCGTCCCCGAGGACTCCTTGGGTGCCAACGTCGAGACGTTCCCTGAAGCGCTAATCCGCGCCAGCGTCGTCGACCCGGCCATGACCGGCGACGAGTGGGACCTGCTGCTATACGACGTCATGACCGAAAGCCAGTTCGACCACCTTTTCGAACTGTGCTGGCGGCTGAACAAGAACCCCATTGACGTCCCTTTCTCCTTCGCCGCCTCGAAGACCCGGACGTCCGGTACCGCGTCGAGGCGGCAGAGCAGCTCGGCATCTCGCGGAAACGGTTCGACGGCTGGGAGCCCGTCGAAGTAACGACCGTCCTCCGTGACGAGACCGGGCAGGTCACCGGGTGGGAGACCCGCCGCGAACCTGAATGGACTGAGGAAGAACAGGGCTGGATGCTCGCCATCGCCGCCCGCAGGGACGCTCTCTGTTCCAAATGTGGCGGGGACCTCGCCGAGACCACCAGCCCCGACATGGACGGCTCCCCAGGCAACGGTGCTTACCTGCCGCTGCTGCCGATCCGATGCCACCGGTGCACGGCCCTAGCCAAATCAGAGCAGTCCTACCGGGAGCAGAAGGCAGAGCACCCGCACGCGCTCATCCACCGCGTCGAAGCCCGCCTCCCCCGCTCCTGACCCCCGAGAGGAGGTCAGGTGCGCACCATCTCGGTCAAGTACGTCGCGAACATCAAGGAATACACGGCCAACGTCACCGAGATGGTCAAGACCACCAGGGACTTCCGGAAGGAACTCGCCGAGACGGCCGCCAAGGGCAAGGGGGACCTGGATGCGGTCGCGAATGGCGCGATCGCGTTCGGGCTCGCCTTCGGCGGGGCCCTCGCCGCCGGCGTCGCCCAAGCGGCCCAGTTCGACCACGCCATGGCCCAAGTCAATGCGGTGTCCAATGCGACCGCCGAAGAGTTCGGGGCGCTGCGCCAAGCCGCCATCGACATGGGCTCCTCCACGCAGTTCTCCGCGACAGAAGCGGCGAACGCCATCGAGGAACTCAGCAAGGCCGGTCTCACTGCGGCGCAGATCACCGGCGGCGCGCTTGCTGGCGCACTGAACCTCGCTGCTGCGGGCGGTATCGGGCTGGCAGAGGCCGCCGCGATCGCCTCGACCACGTTGAAGCAGTTCAACCTCGAAGCCTCCGAGATGAGCAGCGTCGCAGACACGCTCGCAGGGTCCGCGAACGCCTCCAACACCGATGTCACCGGTTTGGGTCAGAGCTTGAAGAACGTCGGCACTGTCGCGGCCCAAGCGGGGCTCTCGGTCGAGGAGACCGTGGGCATCCTCTCGGCGATGGGCGACCAGGCCATCACCGGCGCCGAAGCGGGCACCAACCTCAAGACCACCCTCCTGCGGCTCCTGGCCCCCACCAAGGAAGCCAAGGCCGTCATGGACGACCTCGGCATCTCCATCTACGACACGAACGGTGAAGTGCTCGGCGCGGTCGACATCGTCCGCGAGCTCGAATCGGGGCTCGCCTCCCTGTCCATCGAGGAACGCAACGCCGCCATGGCTGTCCTCTTCGGGCAGGAAGCGATCGCGGGCGCGAACGTGCTGCTTGCTGAAGGCTCCGCTGGCATCTCGTCCTACATCGGCAAAGTGTCCGAGCAGGGTGTCGCCGCCGAGACCGCCGCGAAACGCATGGACTCCCTCAAGGGCGACGTCGACAACTTGACTTCGGCAATTGAGGGCCTGGCGATCCAGTCCTCAGGCGGGGCCACGGACGGCCTTCGGACTATCACGAAGGCCGCCACGGATCTGCTCGGGGCGATCAACGAGATTCCCACGCCCGTCACGAACACGATTGTCGTCGTCGGCGGCCTGATCGCCGCCGGGGCCCTCATGTGGGGCATGGCAGTGAAAGCCCGCGGCCACCTCGCCGCCATGAACGCGCAACTGGCCGCCACAGGCCCGGCTGGAACCAAAGCCGCTGCCGCTCTCTCCAAAGTCGGCTCCGTCGCGGGCGGGATCCTCACGGTCATCGCCGCAGTCCAAGCCGCTTCGGCATTGCTCGGTTCCGTAATGAAAGAAGACCTCAACCCGCAGGTCGACGCGCTCGCCGTCGGCCTTCAACGGTGGGCTGAAGAAGGGAAGATCGCCGGCGAGATGTCGCGAGTCCTCGGTAAGGACACCGGGGAACTCATGGAAATCCTCGCCATGGCCGGCGACAAGTCACGGCGCGCGGACGCCATGTCCTTCAACGATCCCTTCGACACGGTGGAGCACAAGCTCGACGAGTTCGAGGCGAAGGCGAAGTCGATCGACACGGCACTTGCGAGCCTCCACGGCTCCAACGCTGAAGCGGCCCGCGAGGCGTTCGAACAGTTGTCGGATGCGGGTCTCGAAGCGGGCCTGACCCTTGAGGAACTTGAGGCGCTGTTCCCCGAATACAACGCCGCCTTGGAAACCACCACCGCCGCAACCGCTGAAGCTGCCGCGGCGGTCAGCCCGTACGCGACGCAGCTCGAGCACTTGGCGCTGCTCATGGGTGTCCAGGGCGAGACCGCTGAGGAAGCGGTCACCACGATGCTTGCGGCCTGGTCCGATGCCGCAACGGATTTCGTGGACCTCCTCGGCGCCTACGGCGCTGCACTGGAGGGGCTCGACGAGGATCAGGAGCTCACCACCCAGGGGTTCATCGAGCAGCTCCAGAAGCAGGCCGACGCGCAAGCCGAGTGGGCCGCGAACATGCAGGAGCTCGCCGCGCGCGGCGTCGGCGGCATGATCAACGAACTCGCCGCGATGGGCCCCGAAGGCGCCGAGATGGTCGCGCTCATGGCCGACATGACCGATGAAGAGCTGCAGGAGGTTGTGCGCCTGTGGGGGCTCCGCGGCGACCAGACCGGGCAGCAGATCGCCGAGGGCATCATCGCGGGCATCGAGGAGTCCGAGGGCGGCATCGACGGCCTCCAGGGCGCCATCGATGGCTTGCACGGCACCACGGTCGACATTGTGCTGCGCACCCTCAACCAGCAAGCGAAGACCGAGTTCGGCGTCAACGCCGCGCAGGCGTACCGGTGGGGTGGCGTCACCGCGCACGCCCAGTCGGGGCTGCTGAACGCGGGCATCTACTCCACACAGAACCCCGCCCGGTACGCGTTCGCGGAACCCGCCACGGGCGGTGAAGCGTTCATTCCCCGCCGCGGCAACAGGGCGAGGTCCCTCGCGATCCTCGACGTCGCCGCGTCCTGGTACGGCGCCGAGCTCAGCTCCCGGAAGCAGTGGCGCGGCCAGCGGCCAATCGAAACCGCGACCATCACCGACGTCACCGGCAACGGCTCCGGCCGCCGCTACGGGTCCACTGTCGTCGAACGCCAGGAGGTCAACGTGCACGCGCACACCGACACGTTCTCCTACCAGCAGACCATGGACGAGATCGCCTGGCACGGG